AGCGCGGGCAACCAGAACAGCCTGACGTTCTTCACCATGCCGCCGGCCTACCGTCCCGCCGTGGGCGGCCACCGCTGGCTGATCACCGGGGTGGCGGACGGCGCGGCGTCGCCGGTCGTGCAGGTGGACACGTCGGGCAACCTTCAGTTCCACTTCATGCCCGCCACCAGCATCGGCTCGACCCTCGTCGGCATCTACGGCGAGTACCCGCTCGACTCTAGCGGATTGATCCAGTCGTAATGGCATGGCTGCGCAATGAGGATGCCGCCCTCAAGAAGAAGATGCAGGGCCTGGTCGTGTTCGACGCGAACGGCCCGACTTCCGGCCGGCCGGTGCCCGTACGCTACCGGCTGCCGCAGGATGAGCTGGCCAACCTGAGCTATCCCATCATCATCATCGAGCACGCCGGCATGTATCCCGATAGCGACCGCGAGCACCGGGGCTACATTCAGTTGCCTTATGCGCCCGAGGGATTCACGCCATGGTATTCCGGGCCGGATAACGCCGTCGTGGCGAACAGTCCTTATTACGCGGAGTTCCCGATGCCGTGGCGGCTGAACTACCAGATCACGCTGTACGGACGGTTCATGGTGGAGCACATCATGCCGATCCGGGCGGCGCTGGCCGCCGAGCGCTACCTCCATCCGAAGTTCGCCTACCTGGAGATCCCCCAGGACGGCACCGTGCGGTCGATGTTCCTGTCCGGCGGCCCGGAAGACGGCTACGGCACCGACGAGGACGGCAAGCGCCTGCTGAAGGTCACGTACCTCATCAGCGTCTTCACCGAGCTGGCCGAGAACGTTCAAAGTATGGCGTCCTATGGCGGTACACTGGTTCCAGTGAATGCTGTGGATCTCGACCTGAGCGTCTACAGCGACATCAGCGACATTAGCATGAACACGCCAGCGGAGATCGAAGCCCACCGGGGCATCCTGAGCGTCGGCGCGGGCAGCTCGTTCAATGCTCTTGCGCCGCCGAACGGGTAGGAGTAGGAATGACCACACCAGCGCGTCCGGGCGTCTTCGTCACCACGAGCTTAAACCCGCTGGAGACAAGCCAGTCAGGCATCCCTGGCGAGGCCCTCCCCTGCTTCGCGTTACCTTACAACCGAGGCCCGATCGCCCCGACCCTGATCAAGAGCTGGCAGCAGTTCGTGCTGCTGTACGGAGGCTTCAATGTCTCCGGGGGATCGCTGCTGCACTACGCGGTGTACCAGTACTTCAACAACAACGGCTCGGCATGCTACGTGCTGCGGCTGCCCAACTCGGATGCCGTCTACGCGACCACCAGCTTCGAGGGCATCAACTCCGACGTCTCGACCGCCATCCTGACCGTCAAGGCATCGAGCCCGGGCGCGTGGGGCAACCAGCTCTACCTCACCGTCAACACCACGGGCGTGGCCGGCCGGGTGAACATCACGGTGTACAACGGCGGATCGCTGGCCGCGAACGTCGTCGAGACCTGGGTCGACCTGAGCATGAACCCCGCCGACCCGCGCAACGTGGCCGCCATCATCAACTCCCCGATCTCGGGCTCGGCGTACATCACGGTCACTGAGTCGCTGGGCAGCGGCTACGTCGCCGGCACCACCGACCTGGCCGTCGTCGCCAGCCCGCAGGCCCTGACGACCGGCGCGGACGGCACCACGGTCCCGACGATCGGAACCGCGATCCCGGCGGCCCTGGACCAGCTCCAGAACCAGATCCTCAACCTCAACGTGCCCGGCTGGACCACCACCTCCGACCTCAACACCCTGATCTCGTGGGCGCAGGGCCGGGGAGACGTCTTCCTGGTGATCGACGGCCCGGTGCCGTCGCTGCCCGAGACCAGCGCCCAGGTGGCCCAGAACTACATCAACATGGTGCAGACCAACGGCATCAACCAGACGGTCCAGGCGGCGGTCTACGCGCCCTGGCTCCAGATTGCCAACCCCGCCTCGGCGGTGCCCGGGGCGACCGCCTGGGTGCCCCCGGGCGGTGCTGTGCTCGGCGTCTGGAACTACACCGACCAGGTGTACGGCGTGCAGAAGACGCCGGCGGGCATCCAGACCCCGATCAAGGCCATCGGGCTGGAGGCCAAGTTCACCGCCTCCGACCTGAACGGCCTGAAGTCGGCCATGATCAACCCGATCAAGCAGGTGCCCGGGGCGGGCTTCTGCATCTTCGACGGCATGACCCTCCTGCCCGGATACCCGAACCAGTTCATCTCCGTGGAGCGCACGATCCAGATGCTGGTGCATGACCTGACCGACATGTCCCGGTTCGCCTTGTTCGAGCCGAACGACGCGAACCTGTGGGCGCAGATCACGTCGGTCGTGGAGCGCTACCTGACCCAGCTCATGCAGCAGGGCGTCCTGGCAGGCAGTACCCCGGACACGTCCTTCGCGGTCGTGTGCGACTCGTCCAACAACACGCTCAACAGCGCGCAGTCCGGCATGGTCAACGTGTCCGTCGCGGTGGCGCTCACCAGCCCGGCCGAGTTCATCCTGATCAACCTGTCGCAGTTCCAGGGCACCACCACGGCCACCGTCACCACCTCGTAGGGGAAGCAGATGCCAATCACGCAGTCGTCGAGCATCGCTCACTTAGCATCGGACCCGCTCCGTAACTTCAAGTTCAAGGTGACGATCCGGCCGAACAGCGGCAACGCCATCAACCTCGGCTTCATGTCGGTGGCCGGCCTGAACGTCCAGGTCGACGTCATCGCCTACCGGGTCGGCTCCTACAACACGACCACCCAGAAGATGCCCGGCCAGGCGGACTTCTCGCCGATCACGCTGAGCCGTGGCCTCGCCGTGGGCACTCCCCAGAACTGGAGCTGGATGAAGGAGCTGTTCACGGTCATGCAGGGGACCGGCCCGAACAGCGGCACCACCGACTTCCGGGCCACCATCGACGTGCAGGTGCTCGCGCACCCGGTCACCGCCGGCACGACGAACTACCCGGCGTGGTACCGCATCTACAACGCCTGGCCGACCGCCCTGGCCTACTCTGACCTGGACGCCGGCGCGAACCAGCTCCTCATCGAGCAGATGACGCTGGCCCACGAGGGCTTCGACTTCGAGCTGGCGAGCAACCTCGGGCAGGACGCGCCGAAGCCGCGATAACACCGCCGCCGTGCGCGGTAGAATACAATCCGGAGCAGCATAAGGAGCACTAGATGCCACGTACCGTGACGCGGGATGAGATCTTAGCGAACCCGGAAGCAGCAAAGGCCGAGCTGGACGCGGCCCAGAAGGCAGTGTCGCTGTCCCCGCTGCCGGTGGCGGACTTCCCTCCTCCCGACGTGGTGACCCTGCCCGGCGGCCTGATGCACAAGGGCCGGCTGATCAAGCAGGTCGTGGTGCGCGAGCTGACCGGCGAGCACGAGGAGGCGCTGGCCCGGGCCATCCAGCACCCCAACCAGTACCACTTCGTCGACACCCTGCTGCGGAGCGGCGTCGAGAGCGTGGGCGACCTCGGCCCGGAGGAGTCCCAGGAGGCCCTGGCTCACATGCTGACCGGCGACCGCGATGAGATCCTGCTGGGCATCCGGGCCGTCACCTACGGCGAGACCGTCGAGGTGCTCGGCTGGATCTGCCCGGAGTGCGGCGGCAAGGTCGACAAGATCACGTTCTCCCTCTCCGATGACGTCACCCGCAAGACCCTCCGGAGCCCGGCCGACGAGTCGGTGTTCGAGGTGGAGCTGCGCCGGGGCGCGAGTGCCCGGGTGCGGCTGGCCACGGGGGCGGTCCAGGTGGCCGTGTTCGAGGACCCCGACCTGAATGCCCCCAAGCGCAACGACATCCTGCTGTCCAAGTGCGTCGAGACCTACACCGACAGCAGGGGCGAGTCGCACCTGATCGCCGGTTTCCCCAGCATGGTCCGGAAGATGTCCTCGCCCGACCGCCAGAAGATCCTGCGCGAGCTGACCGAACGCCAGCCCGGCCCACGATACAATGATGTCAGGTTCGACCATGAAGGGTGCGGCAAGGAGGTGTCCCTGGCACTGGGGATCACCGACTTGTTTCGTGACCTCCTCCTCGCGCTCGTCTAGCGGAGAACCTGAGCATAAGCTACTGGACTACTACTCGATGCTTGAAGACATCGCTATCATTACCCGGGGCATGAACTGGTCACTGTGGGATATCAAGCGCTTGTGCGTTCGCGAGCGTCGCTACTGGAGTAAATGGGTGGCGACGGTTACTGAGAATGCAAGGGCAGCCGCCAGATGACCACACCTTCACCCTCGGAGTTCGGCTCCGACAGCGCGGCCGGCAGCCGCCTGTTAGGCATCAACCAGCTCCAGCAGGCCATCGACGCCCTCACGACCGCCGTCGGCAGCAACACCCAGGCGCTCCAGCAGTCGGGGTCAAACCGGCCCGGCGGCACGTCAGTGCCCTACGGCAACACCGGCCAGTCGTTCACCTCTGGCACCTTCCCGAAGATGATGGCCGGCCTCTTCGGCGGCTCCGGTTCCGGCGGCGGCCAGTCCAACGCGACCCAGGGCGGCGGCAGCGGCAACGGCCCGGCCGGCACGCTCCAGGCGGCTGGCAGCCAGGGGATGTCCACCTTCGGGCAGATGATCACCAGCTCGCCGCAGTTCAGCAACCAGATCCTGATGAACCAGTATGCCTCCATGTCGACCCTCGGCATGGCACCGGGCACGAACGTGGCCAAGGGCATGCGGGCCATGTACAACCAGGCATTCGGCAACTACAACAGTAACCAGAATGCCATCGCGAACAACCCCGCCGACGCCGCCCAGATGTACTCCAACCTCCAGGGGATCGCGGCCAGCCCGTTCGTGATGGGCACCGCCCAGGGGCGCGCGGGCTTCGGCGCGGCTGCGGGCTTCGGCATCGCCAACCCGACGCTCGGCGGGGCGGGGGCGTCGGCGGCGGCGGCC